CGACGCGGCAGACGGAAACGCCACATACGCGGCAGCATACGAAAAACTGGGCGTAAGTATCAAAAATACAGACGGCACGTTTAGGAACAGCGAAGAAGTATACTGGGACGTTATCGACGCTTTAGGCCAGGTAACGGACGAAGTAGAAAGGGACAACCTGGCAACGGACTTACTGGGGAAAAGCAGCAAAGACCTGCGTACGGTTATTGAAGCGGGAAGCGAAGCGTTTAAAGAGTGCGGAGAAGAAGCGGAAAAAATGGGAGCAGTAATGAGCGGCGACAACCTGGCAGCCCTGGGCGCGTTTGATGATAAAATGCAGCAGCTAAAGGCGGGGTTAGGCGGTCTTAAAAACGCTGCGGCCATGATCGCGTTACCGTTCCTGGATACATTGGCAAGCGACGGCGTAACAATACTAGGCGACTTTTCCAAGGGAATACAAGAAGCCAACGGAGATATGGGGAAAATGGCCGAAGTAATCGGCAGCACATTAAGTAGCGCGGTTAATCTGATAGCCGAAAAACTACCGGAATTTGTAGAAATGGGCGTAAGCATGATTAACTCACTTGTACAGGGTATAGGCGAAAACCTACCGACCATTATAGACAGTGCAATACAGATAATTAACACGCTGGTACAGGGAATTATAGACCTGTTACCGTCCATAGTGGAAGGCGCCGTACAGCTTATTGTAGCACTGGCGCAGGGAATTGCAGACGCATTACCGAAACTGGTGCCACAAATTGTAGACCTGGTTTTGTTTATCGTTGAAACATTGGCAGAAAATATACCAACCATAATACAAGCAGCGGCCGACATTATAGTAGGCCTGGCACAAGGATTAGTAGACGCTTTACCAATGCTGGCGGAGCGGCTACCGGAAATTATTGTAGCCATAATTAACGGCCTGGTGGAAGCACTACCGCAGGTTATCGAGTGCGCGGGCGAAATTATCGTAGCCCTGGCGACGGGATTAGTAGAAGCCATACCAGTCCTTATAGAAAACCTGCCGCAGATTGTAATAGCAATCGTGGAAGGATTAGCCCAGGCAATACCGCAGGTAGCCGTAGTTATGCTGGAACTTATACAAAAGGTATGGGATATACTGAAAGATTTACCGGGGAAGGTTTGGGACGCAATCATAGACGCCATAACAAAACTGACAGAATGGGGCTTACAAATGCAGGACAAGGCACGCGAAGCAATGGCGAACTTGACAACCAAAATTGTAAACGTGCTTAAGGAATTACCGGGTAAGATTTGGAACACAATTATAACCTGCGTAACGAAAATTGCAGAATGGGGCACCAAAATGCAGGACAAGGCCAAAAGCGCCATAGCTTCGGTATGCACCAGTATTGTAAACGGGTTTAAAGACCTGCCGGACAAGCTGGTAAATATCGGTACCAACATAGTACAAGGCTTATGGAATGGTATAAACAATGCAAAAGACTGGATTTTAGATAAAATAAAGGGATTTGGCGACGCTGTATTAAGCGGCTTAAAGTCCTTCTTTGGCATTGCCAGCCCGTCCAAAGTAATGCGCGACCAGGTAGGCGTATTCCTGGCACAAGGTATTGGCGTAGGATTTACGGACGAAATGGAGAAAGTAAGCCGGGATATTAACAACAGCATACCGCGCGAATTTGACGTACAGAGCAAAGTTAATATTGACGCTGAAACAGACGACGACTACGAACCGAAGAAGCCGAGGGGTTCCGGCGGGGAAGCAGGCGGCGTAACAGTAATTCAGAATATCTACGCAAAAGACACCAGCTACAAAGCACAGCAGAAAGAAGCAGCGAAACAGTTTAAAAACATAGCAAGAGAGGTAGTGGCTTAATGGATTACGAGAAGCTAACGTACATAAATTCCAGGGGCGAAACCCTGGAATTTAGTATAACCAGTGTTTACCATTGTAACGTATCCAAAGACGTTACCGGAATTGCTGGTATTGACAACACAATATACAAAACCAACAGCATGGGGCAGCATGGCGACACGTACATAGGCCAGCGCTACGAAGCCAGGGACATAACCATAGTAGGAAATATTAACACCACGGACAAAGACCGGGTTTTAGAATTGCGCCGTAGGGCAGAAAAGATTTTAAACGCGGAACTGGACGCAAAGTTAATATACACCTACAAGGACTTCGTACGCGTGATCGACTGCAAAGTAGACGGGCGCCCGGTATTCAAAAAGAACAAGATATTTATGCAATACACAATACCTATTACGTGCTGTAACCCATTTTGGAGAGAAGAAGCGGAAACAAAAAAAGATATTGCGGCCTGGGTATCTTCCTGGGAGTTTGATTTTGAGATACCCGAAGAAGGCATAGAACTGGGATACCGCGAACCGTCCGTAATTGTGAACGTATACAACGAAGGCGACGTAAAAAGCGGTATGCGCGTAGAGTTTAGAGCCATTGGAACGGTGGTTAATCCGGTACTTTTGAACGTAAATACACAAGAGTATTTAAAAATGATTGATACCACAATGGTAGCAGGCGACGTAATAACCATTAACACGGATTACGGGAGCAAAGGCGCTACGCTAACCAGGGACGGGGAAGTAATAGACTACTTCCGGCATATCGACGTAGACAGCACATTTATGCAGCTTGCCATAGGCGACAACGTATTTAGGTATGACGCGGAAAGCGGCGTAACAGCCCTGGAAGCGACCATATACCACAATAATAAGTACCTGGGGGTATAAATTTATGGATAACGTAGAATTGAGAGTATACGACCAAAAATTAACGCCCCTGGGCGTTATTGATGAAATAGCAAGCTTGCTATGGACGCCTACATACTGGAACGAAGGAACGGTAGGCGACCTTAAATTACTGGCACCAATGACAGAAAACAATAAAAAGCTGCTTGTAAAGGGCAATATTGTAGTATTGCACGACGGGGCAGCGGATTATACAGACGAAACAGGAAACTGGCGACGTGGCACACAGATAAGGTATAGGCATATCACGAAGGACACAGAAGGCGCCGAACAGATAGAAGTACAAGGCCATTTCCTTAAGAAGTGGTTAAGTAAGCGCATTATACTTAACAAAATTGTTATGACCGGGACAGAACAGCAGAAAATTAACCGGATAGTGGCAGAAAACCACGGGACAGACGCAGCAACAAAGCGACAGTTTAAGCAGTTTGTAACACTGGCGCAGGAAGATTTAGACGGCAGCAGTACAGAGTACGCCAACGAAGATTTTATAGACGCTGGGAAAGAGATTTACAACCGGGCACTATCCGGAAAAATAGGGTACGACATTTTGGTAAATGAGAATACCAGGCAGTACGGATTTTTGCTATACAAGGGCAAGGATTTAACCAGCGGCAACAGCGAAGGTAACACGCCTTCCATTTTTTCGCGTGATTTTGACAATGTAAACGAACAGGAATACACGGAAAGCGACGAAGGCAGCAAAAACGTAATATACGCTACGGGTGCGGCGGACGATAACGGAGCGGTGCCCCTGGTAGAGATTGACCGGGGCGGCGAAGGAATAGACCGAGACGAAGTGTACGTAGATATGTCGAACATAAGCCGGAAGTATACCGAAAACGAAGTAGAAATAACCATACCGGAAGAAGAATATTTAAAAATGCTGGCAGCGGCAGCAGGCGACAGTTTGGAAGACTACGGAGAAACGGTATCATTTACGGCCATAATCAATATAACCAGCAACCTTAAGTATGGGGAAGATTTTAATTTAGGCGACCGCGTAACCTGCATAGAAAAAAACTGGGGAATACGTATTGATGTAAGAATAACGGCCGTATGCCTGGCGTATCAGAATGGCACAAAAGAAATAGAAGCGACGTTAGGCGAGAGCCTACCAACGCTTATACAACAAATTAGGAAAGTGAGGTAGCGGAACATGGCAGCAGAAAAGTATTTTCCCTTCCGTTCGGTATCGGGCGACAGGAAGTACAGCGCGGAAGACTGGGCGGCCTATTTTGCGTTATTCCTGGGTAACGGCGTATTCTACAGTAGCGCCGACAGGCTGAAAGTAACAGCAAGCGAAGGAATGAAGTTGAAAATAGGAAAAGGCGCCGGGTTTATTGCTGGGCGCATGTATATGCTGAAAGCGGACACAACCATAACACTGGATACCGCAGACGGCGCATTAAACC